AGAAAAAAACTCTTGTGTCTTACCACTTCGGGCCCTGAACCCTGATGCAATCTTATCTATAAATGCATCTAGTTTAGAGTTTGCTACATCTAATTGCTTGTTTCGATCAGTTAGTCTTTTAATAACTTTACCTGTGCCACCGATGATACCTGTGAATAATGCACCTTCTGTACCAAATTTAATTCTGTTTATTAATTCTCTTGTAGGATCATCATCTGTTGATCTATCTATCTGTGTTGGTCCACCAATAAGATCACCAAACGTACCTATCTTTTCTACATCACCAACAAACACAGCTTCAGCTAGACCACCCCCTAATGCACCAGCAATAAATTTATTTGTTTTACCACGTGCATTTAATTCTATAACTTCTTGAGCTCCTTTTGCTAAAGAAGGGTTAGATGCTTTTATATATTTATTATTTCTAGCAGCACGCATGGCATCGTCTGCCATTTTAGATGCAACTTTAAAACCCCTAGCTGCAGGTATACCTATATTTACTAATGCTTCTGTAATTCTACCAGCTGTTGTTGCTTCTGCTTTCTCATCAAACTCTGTAAGATCATCAAAAAATGATTCTACTTTTGCAGCTCTGCCTTGATCAACACCAAGATCCATAAGCGTTGCACCTAAAGAAAAGAAACCTTTTGGTATTTGTATTAAACCTGATGCAACACCAGACAATACAGACTCTATTGTACCTACCTTTTGATTGTCATTTGCAAAGTTAGATGACTTTCTATACGAGGACATTCAACCTCCTAAAATAATTTTGTTACAGATCCGTCTGCACCTACTTCTATTAATGCATTATTAACAACGTGAACACCTGGAGCAACTTCATTTTCAGGATCTTGTATCATAGATTTTATAAAGTCCTCTTCATCACCGCCGTTTTTAGAAACCCAATCTGTTACTTCTTGTGTGTCTGCAATTTTAACAATGTCCATTCCTCTAGTTTTCGCTAAACCTGCTAACGCAGTGCCACTTGGAAGTGTTTGATATTTATCTACAAAAGATCTTATATCACTTAAAAGAGTTCCATCTGCTGCTTCCATTTTTTTAATCGCAGCTTTTTTATATTCTGCATCTAATTGATTTTTTTCTTTGTTTATATCTTTTTCAATCTCACCTTTAAGAACTGCAGCATCAATCTGTCTTTTAATACCAGCACTTTTATCTAGTTGTTTAGATATTGCATCTATAATTTGTGTTTGTAAACTACCGGACTTAATAGATCCTTTTAGATCTCCACCCTCTTGTTGTATAATTTTACTGGCATCAATTAATGAATCGTAAACAGCATCTTTTTTCATATTATCTAGACCCATTAATTTATAATATCTCTCTTTTGTTTTTTGAATTCTGTCTTTTGTTAACTCGTCTGTTTTGTTAGGATCATCTATTGTAGGTTCTCTACCACCACCATAAGTTAAATTTTCTGGCATACCAATAGCAGCTTTTGCTTTGTTTATAGCAGAAGTGCTTTGCCCTGGAATTTCTCCTTCTTTAATCGGATCATCTTTAAATTGATCAATTAATTTTTTACCACCATAATAACCTGCCGTAGCTAACGTCAATGGAGACTTAGCTAAACCTTTACCTGCCTTAAATATTGTTGAACCTGTTTTACCAGCTATACCTGCGCCACCTGTAAGTAATCTACCTTCAGGAGAAGCTGCGAGATAACTACCTAATTTAGTAGGTTTAAATGTTTCTACAGGTTTTAAATTTAATAGTTTTCCACCTTTAGATTGCCTTGCAATAAATTGACCAAAAGGTCTAGCAGCAAATCTTGCTGCCGCACCAAGATAAGGAAGAGTAAATAAAAGAGGGGCTGCATAACCACCTCTACCTGTTTCATCTTTTGGTGCAAGTGGACTACCAACAGTATTAATAGCCTGTCTGTTGTCTTTCATACCGGTCATGATACCCTCTTTGATAGGGCCACCGTATTTAAACATTGGTCTATTTAATGGCTTCATAGCTTACCTAAATTTGCCGAATAGTCCGCCGATACCTAGTGCTGTGCTTAGAGCCGTTGAGAATGGACTAGGAGTTGCAGGGTCTTGGAATTGTTGACCAGCAACACCTCCAGCAAGACCTGTGATTCCTGTTCCGTATGTAGATAATCTTTGATAAGGCTCGTACGCTCCAGTTCTAGCAGCGTCCATATCTGCTTGTAATCTTGATTGTTCTAATCCTTGTCTAAATGCACCAAGCTGACCTAAGTTAGCAACATCTGCTGACTGACCTGCTCTTTGGAAATTAGACAATGCAAATTGATTTTGTAAATCTTGTGCTCTTCTCATTGAAGCATCTTGAAAACCTGATTGTAATAGTTGTGAAGCTAAACCTGCTCTACCAAGTGCAGTGTCTGACATGTATTGTCCTTCTAATGCACCTTGTCTACCACCACCAAATGCACCCATAGTCGCTGCCTGGTCCCCGATCTGTTGTAGACCGCCTTGTCTTGATACATCAAACTGTCTTAACGTTTCATCAATAACACCAGATTGATATGGTGACATAAAACTTTGTACAGATCCAACCCCGGCCCCTGCTCCAGGTCCCGTGAGTTGTTGTGCTTGTGTAAGATATGGTTGATAACCACCAATACCTGCAGTTGCAAGATTGATAGCTTGTGTTTGTAAAGGATCTTCACCTGCAACAAAAGATCTACCTGTAAATTTTGTAGTATCAATAGGTGCCGACGTCGTTGCCGTCAGCTGTCGGGCGTAATCTTTTGCGGTATCTTGTAAATAATCTGGTAATGCCATTATTCTATTCTACTCTCCAATTGTTGTGCTTGATCGAACATTGCTTGTGCAGGATTTTCCATGCCCTGGGACTCTTCTGATATAGTACCACCTGCTTCCAGATTGTCCATCATATTTTGCATAACTTCAGCACCTTTATCAATATCTCCCTGACCTGCATTTCTTACAGCATCTGCTGTAAATACAAATTCATTCTTGCTAAGTCTAGCTGGTACGTCGTCCGCTCTTTCCTCAGCTCCTAGTGGTACAAAACCACCTTCTCTGTAATCTTTTTCTAGGCCACCTAAGTCCATAAGACCACCTTCTGCTTTTCTGTTTCTTAAAGCATCATAGATCATTTTAGATTCTTCATCCATAGGACCACCATAGTAGTCTTGACTTTGTATAAATTCATCTGCGCCTTTGCTACCTATTCGTAGTCTTTGAGTAATTATATCTAGAGCACCTTCATCTACAGAACTAATTGCATAAGAGCCATCTTCTGCCTTAGCAATGTCATACCCTTCATCAATTAATTCTTCCATAACCTGTACAGCTTTGTTTGATTTAGGTGTTATAAATACATCTTGACCAACAGCTTGTGCCTGTAGTCCTGCGTCTGTCATAACATCTTCGTCTCTAATACTTACATTTATATCTGCATCATCAAATAAAGATTTGACTTTACCCATTCCAGCCTTTACCATTTCGCCTGCTTTTTTAACTACGTTACCCATTCTGTATCCGTCTCTAGGTATACTAGCTAATCCACCATCAGCAAAAGGTCTTGTAAATTCTTTTCTTGGCATAAAATATAATGCAGAGTTTGTAGGGTCACCGTAGTATGCTCTAGCTTGATCTCTAATCTCTTCAACACTTGCTTGTGGTGAAGTATATGGTGTTTCTTCTTCAACTTCTTCTTCATCACCACCCATTAAAAATGGTGCAGCAATTGCTGTAGCTCCAAGTCCACCTGCTAACATTCTAGGTACGCTAAAAGCTTCTCCAGCTTTACCACCTACTCTGAATAAATCCCCAAGTGTGCTTAGTTTACCTTGGCTTCCAAGAAGTTGTCCAATACCACCTACGTTTCCAAATATACCTTTTGCAGCTCCACCAAATTTTGCTCTACCGAGTAAACCTCCAAACTGTGTTCCAGGCAAACCAAATGTTAATCCAGCAAGTAACGCCGTCTTACCTAATGGTGATTTAATTACCTTTTTAACAGCTCTTTTAGCTTTCTTTACAATTTTACCTAAGAAATACCCTTGTCTTGGCTCTTCTAGTGTCATGATACCACCGCCAGCTCTAAGTTGTCTTTCCATATCCATTCTTGAAATTGCCATAGTTTGTCCTTTTTATAGTCTTTTTCTCCTATAATCAATCATATATATCTACAAGGTCAGTTAGTCCGCCCATCATAAAATCTATTCTTCTGTTTGTACCATCGATAAAACCACCGTCTTTTTCTCCACCACCTGGATCAAATGGATCGTTGTAAGAGCCATCTGACTGCACGCCTGATTCACCAGTAGCGTAAGAACCTCCTTCGCCACCAGTTTCTTCTCTATATGCTCTATCTATTCTGTTTAAATCAGCTTGTCTTTGCTCTCTTTGTTGTTGATTTAATTGAGCTTGAAACGCCTCTTCTTGTCTTTTCTTTTCTTGTTCCCTAAGTTCGTTTCTCTCTTTTGTTTTTTGTAAATAAAACTGTTGTTTAGTTCTCATTAATCTAGTCATTGCATTTGCTTTTGCTACAGCTGCTGCATTTGTTCCTATATATTGTCCTGTAATAGGATCAAAACTAAGTTCTTCATCATCGGTTATTCCAAACTGATCTTGATATTTATCTGTTAATCTTCCTGATAAAGATTCACGAAGATCTGTTGCTTCTGTACCAACTCTTTCTGCATAATTACCAAATGCAGATCTAGTATTTAATCCGAATGGATCTTTAGATAAACCAGATTGATTATCGCCAAATACTGTTGGACCAGTGTAGCCCATTTGACTTGTGATAAATGCTTGATCAGGTCTAGATAAAGTTCCAAATTTATCTGCTTTGCCTAAGATAGCATTTAATATACCTATGTTTGTTCTTGGTGTATACCCTTCTTCCATGATCTCTTGTGGTGATTGTGGCTGAAACATTTTTCCTGCCATAGTTCTTTGTTGTGGTATTCGCATACCTTCTCCAACATAAAACCCAGCATCTTGAGGATTAACATCTTGCTTAAACATGTTCATTCCAAAAAGTTTTGCTGTGCTAGGATTATTATACGCATCTTCTAATCTTTTTGTTCTAGCATCTACTGTGTTTTGAAAACCAGTTGTTAAATCTGTAATGCCTCCAGTGTAGCCCATACCACCCCCACCTCCACCAGCTTGTGCTTGATAAGTTGTAGCTATACCAGTAGGTACTTCGTTTTCATCACCTTGTGGTACTTGAAACGGATTCAATAAATATTTGCTTTGAGGTATATATTTATACCCCTGGTCATATACCGATTGATCGTATTGACTTAACATTATTCTTCTTTGTCCTCATCAGATGCTGCACCTAACGGTGGCATCGCTGCTACTTTTACTTTTAATGATCTAGTTACGTGTTCCCTCTGTGTAGCAGTATTTGGATTTGCAATATCATCCTCTGCTTCTTGATCTGAGTTATACTCGTAATTAGTTTCTTTGTTTCTTAAAACTACTTCTGTTTCACATTTTACAACCGGCACCTTCTTGCCGTTTATGTATGTATATGCTACTTCACCTTCTTCTATAAACATATTAGTCCCTATTTATTTCTAGCAGAGAAACTACCATGTGTAGTCTACCTGCAGTTGTTGCTTGTGCTTTTAATATCTCACTCTCTTGTAATATAATTGGCTGACTTATCAACTCTTCTGTAGCATTTGCAGACACTGCTTTTGTTTTAAAAAGAGAAAATACTGCTGCACTTGCATCTGTTAAAGTTACATTAATACTATCTCCACTGCCTGAATCATCAGATACTAAAATACTTTTTATAATCGCTCTAGAATTACTAGGCGATGTATAGACTGTAGTATTATCAGTCGTTGTAAAATCTACCTTTGCGTTTTTATATACGTTAGCCACCTATAAACCAAGAAAACCTTTCTTGCTCCTGTTTTTGTTCATCTAAAAATGTTGAATTTAACTGTTCTACAATCAAAGTAACAGCTCTATTAATCTGTTTTTGGTTAGATATATCGTACTCTTCTTTTGGTTCTGGTAATCTTATTGCTATTTTAGCCATTATCTTCTCCCATCAGGTTGTACATCTAATCTAAATGTGCCAAATCGCCACGATTCAGATACGGCATCGTTTTCTATTTTTATATTTACAAATCTTCCACGTGCTCTTGTATCCTTTTTATCAGTACTTGCGGTAATTGTAAATGGACTCAAAGACGTTGCAGTTTGTGAATCTGAAGGGTATCTTTTAACAGCTAATGTTACTTTTGCATTACCTGCTAACGTTTTAAAATCTGGTAAAAACCTTCTTACAGCTAAGAATACATCACCTGCTATAGCATATGACTGACCTCTTTGCATTTGTTGAAGATCATAGTCATATGATTGTATAAAAGATGTAACTGTTGTTGTAGATCCATCGGGGTTTACTTGGTCTGTACCTACCTCATGTTCAAATAATGTAGTTTGCCCGAGCCCTGATTCTCCAATAATGACTGGAAATGTACCTGATGCACTATCGTCAAACTTAGTTGCAAAAGGTGTAGGATATACTGTTGCATCAATCCATGTAGTTCTAGCTTCTGTTCCTACATACCAAACAGTTCCTGTTCTAGCGTTGCTTTCACCATAATTATATACAACATATTGATCGTTGTATTCTGAATTAGTTGTTGGATAGTACCATACTACCTCTGTAAACTGATTGTTTAATCCTGCATATACTTGTTGTCCTTTTGTAGTATCAGCTTGATCATAAACATAATCTTGTACAGAACATGGTAGTGATTTAACTGTACCATCGAACATAAAGAATCCGTTTGGTGACATCCAATACGCAACACCATCTATTTCGACAGCTGCATTCTTACCTATCAATCCACAGTTAGTACCCACCTGTTCAAAACCAAATGTAAACGGAGCACCAATAAATTTCATTGTATATAATGCATTGTCGGTCCAAACTAGAATAGATTCTTTTGCTTTTAATGCACCCATAATTCTTGTGCCATCTTGAAGCCTTTGTGAACCAGCTGTGTTAATCGCTGTTACTGTATAGTCATTTATATCTTCTTGTTCAGAGAATCTTATGAACATATCGTCTTGTGTTGCTGGTGTACCTATAGTTGTTTCTGTTCCAAGATGTATTAAGTGACGAGTTGTTGGTGACACTAGTGTTACCCTTGTTGCAGTTGGATTATTTGTAGTTGCAAATCCAGATGTAGCTGTTGACGCTCTTACTTCTAGTGGTGTTGTAGCTCCAGCGTTCCATGTAAATGTTTTACCATTTGCAATTGTTGCAACTAATACTTCTCCAAAATTACTTAATGACCATAGCCCTGGTTCTAGTGTTACTTCATCTGCTGATGATGCTTCACCCCATTTACCTGCTCCCCAAGTATCTGTACCCCAACCATAACCATATGATTGTGCTGCAGGACCTACTGGCTCGTAAGGAATTAATTCTATACTACCTCCTGTAGACACAGTTGCTGATGCGTTAGAGCTTTGTGTAACTGTAAATACAGAAGATGATGTAACAGAAGTCACTTGAAAGTTTTTATCTTCAAAATCAGAATCAGAATAACCTGTACCGCTTGGTAATGTTACATTGTTAAATTGTACAATGTCACCCGCTACCAAGTTATGACTAGCTTTAGTTACAGAACAAATAGCAGAACCAGACGTAGTTGCAATTGTTGCGCTAGTTAAAGCCGTCTTTACAGGTGTGATGTCATAGAGCTGACCTTCAAAGTATAATAATAAAAACTTGTCTGTTCCAATAGCAACATAACGGTTACCATCAAGATCAACAAATGCAAACTCTCTTCGCGCTACACCACATATAGTATCTGTAACAAGTGAGGACCAACCACCAACTTTTTCTGGTAGCATGTATCTAAATCTTACATTGTCACAATCAACCCAACGTCGTTCAGCACCAACAGACGTATTCTGTTTGTCGATTCCTGGAAAGAATGTAAAGTCTAATAGGGCCACGCACTAGCTCCTATATTTTGTCTTTGTATACCCAGCCTCTCGCTGCATTAACATACACCAAGGTAAAAGCTGAAGCATTTGTTGAAACAACTAAATCAGATCCAGATCCATTTATATTAGATCCATTTCTACCAACAGTAAGGTTGTTAGATGCAAGATTGTTTCCACTATCAATAAATGTAACTTCATTTCCAATAGCGGGTGAAGCAGGTAGGTTTATTGTAACCGCAGCACTTATACCACTTCCAGATGTGTCAACTAAAATTTGATCGCCATTGACTGTAGTATATGTTGCAGATGGTGTGTAGTATCCTTTGGTTTGTAGTTTACCTGTAATATTTGTACCGTCAGAATATAAAACTGTTGTAGACCCTATTGGTAAAGCTAGCCCGGTCCCTGATACAGTTTTAACTGTTAGTGTATAATTAGAAGAAGTTCTAGTTGTGCCATCTTCTACAATAAATACTCTTTCTGCAGAGTCTGGCATAGTGACTGTTCTGTTTGCAGTTAATGTACCAGTAAACTTGTAGTATAGATTTTTACCATTTGCTGTAGCATGGTTTGCTAAAGATAAAGCTACATCACCAGATCCCACATTAAGAGATAAGTATCCTGATGCTGCTTGCTCTAATATCTGTAAATTCGTGTTTGTAATAGTACCCCAGGTACCTGATTTTTCACCTGTAGTAATTAGTTCTAGTTTTAAGTCGCTCGACGTACTTGATGCCATATATTTCTCCTACGGATTGTCCGGGTCAATAGGTACCCAGGTACCAGTTGCCCCTGGAACTATCGGGTTCCATGATATCACAGAAACGGTACCAGTTGCAAGGTTTATTCTGTACCCTGATACAGGTACTGTTTGGTTAACTTTTGTAGTTACATTACCTATAGATATCTCTATCTCAGAACCTCCTGGTAATATTCTAGCAGAAGCACTAATGCCAACTGTTCCAGTGCTTATATTTACCCTGTTTCCTGTTAAGGCGACAAAGACTGTTACACCACCTGGATCGGCGAAAGGTGAGTTTGCAAAGGGTGTTGCTCCAAATAACATAATTTTATCCTAACGATGTTTGTACTGGACTCCAAGTCATACTTGCTCCTGGTACAATACCATCCCATTTTTTAATTAATACAGAACCATCTGCAACATTTATTCTACTACCATCTGGCGTAACTGTTGCTTTTGCTACAATGGTTACAGTTCCTGTTGATAAATTTTGTCTATTTGTTGTGACTGTTACAGTTGCATTTGCTTTAGTTGTAACGTTTCCTATTTCTACGTCTACTCTGTTTCCTGTAACTGATAAGTTTGCATCTGCTGATATTGTTACAGATCCAGTGCTGACATCGACTCTAGATCCATTTGGTAACACAGTCGCCTTACCAACTATGGTTGGACTTCCTGTATTTGTATTTACTCTAGATCCTGTTACAGAATAGATAGAAGCAAATGTAGGTGTGCCTGTATTTAAATTTACTCTTGATCCCGTTAGAGCTGTTACAGCTTTTGCAACAATAGTTGGATCACCACTAGATACATTTATACGGCTACCATCAGGAGATACAATAACACCTGTACCTTCAATAATAGTTACATTGCCAATTGTAAAATTAAGTCTGTTTCCAGTAACACTTATATTAGCATTACCTACTAAACCTACTGTGCCTGTGTTAGCATTAATTCTGTTCCCGGTTACGTTTACAAACGCATTAGGGTTAAATCCTGAATCTCCAAAAGGTGCTCCTGCAAACGAAGTTCCGCCAAAAAACATAATATATAATCCTTAAAAGGGAGCTGCGTGGTATGTGGTGGTGACACAGCCCCCATCTAAGAATTATATCATCGTTTAAACCAAGAAGGAAGACCTAAATGTGGACGTCC